CACCAGGACGGACACGGGACGGACAGAATTTCCCGTGTCCTATTAACGAGGGCCCTGGTGGTGTTACTAGATGTCCTCATCATCATCATCATCATCATCATCATCATAATACTTAGCGCGCACAGAATAGTCAAGCTCGTCAATGGCCCTAACATTGTACGCGATAACTTTGAAGCCATACGTCTGTATATCTGAGAAGCTACGGAACTGATAGGCGTTACCCTCATAGGTGTGACCACTAAGGCGGTAGTCCACAACACCGCCCCGGCAATGTTCCGGCATTGGCAGGGCTTTGAAGTAATCTGCAAACTGCATAACCGTTCTCCCGTTCCGATACCCAATAATAACAAAGCCCCGCCGCATGTCAACAGCGGGGCTGAAATTATTCGTAGTCTTTACTAACGTCGATGATGCGTTCACACCATGTAGCCCGTATCTCAATCAACGTGTCTTCGTCAATCTCGTCTAGTAATTGGCGGAACCCTTTACGCAACACCATGTCATTAAACAAGGTGTTGACAATATGTTCTGCTTGTCTCTGTGTCATTTCCCGCTACCACTAACACACATCGCCACAGCAATAGCAACCATAAGCAACGCACCACCAAAAGCAATTAATAGTGATACCAGCATATCATTCTCCTATTGCCAAAATAAAAGCGGCTAGGCCCGTTAGACCTAGCCGCCCCTATAATGTGGATGGTCGCGAGGGGGATCACACCACCCACATTAAGCCGTATTACTGCGCGCCGAAGGAGAAGCCCGAAGCCTTCGCCTCGCCCTTGCCCGACGCAGCCGTATTCAGCGCGTTGAACTCGCTGTTCAGGTAATCCATCATCTGCTTGCGCTGCTCGTCCGTGCTGGTGTAGTTCGCGCTAAACAGGTTGGCCACCTGACGCACGGCCTGTACGGCCTTGTCCACCCGGCCGGGGGCGAGGCGCACGAAGTTTTCAGCGCGCTTGGCCGCCACGTCGGTGGTCTTCTCGGCAGCGGCCGGGGCGGTTTGATCCTTAGCCATTTCTCAATCTCCTAAATGCTCTTGGGCCTTGGCCCGTTCGTTTTAACCCTCAGACCCTACACGCGCTTTTCCGGCGGCACAAGCACTATTTTACTAGGTTGCTCATTCTCGCTAGGCACGAAATTCGTAGCCTCATGCCCAACCACAAACTCCGTAACCACGGTCTGATTAGTACGCCTAACCAATTCCTCAATCTCATGCAGCGGCATTTCGTGATACGCCATCCGAGCCGCATGAGCCGCGACATCCTCATGTTCGCACACGTGCCCCATATCAAGCGTGTACGTCTCCCCACAATCCCCGCACATTGCCATAGCGTGATTAACCGGTCGCACATCCCGACCCATCATCCCGCCCGGCGCATACACAGGCATAGCCGCAACTCTATCCTTAAACCGCTTCACACTCCTATCCACCATCGCGGCATAGATAGCAGCCATTCCAACCGCGACCACAGCAAGAGCCATGATCGCAAACACACCAATCGCCACCAACAAATTCATATCAAATGTATCCATCTTAAAGCATCCTATCCTTGAAGTAGTTTTTCCAGTTGAAGTTAGCATCGGCAATCCGACGCACGCACTTCACTTTAATAAACAACTCCCCTGGACTTTCTTTGCACAGCGCATTATACGCCGCTTCAAAATCGCGTTCATTCTCGCATCCGCCAATAGGCACAGCGACTAAGCTACCCGTCTCATTGTCACACTTATAAACTTCTAGCACAGTCGGCAGAGTGATCCTGCCGATGCTATCTTTACCGATTACCCCTGTCGCCATTGGCTAATTCTCTTCCCGTCTAAATTGTAAACAATACATTCAATAACCGGAGGCCTTTGCGCCTTAGCAAATGCTCTCATGCACTCCGCTTTATTAGCGTAATGCACTGTCTCAACTTTCACGCCCCCGAGCGATCGGTAAGCCGTGCAAGTTGACCACGCTCGAATTGGTTTTCCCATTGCCCAACCTTTCACCCGAACAATTTGACTATACCCCCTTGCACCTTAAAAACAACCCTGATAGCGTCCTGTCCGTGGCCAATCCGTGCCACACTCACCAAAAGGAAGTCTACATATGGCAAAGGAAGCTGAGGCTCCGAAGCGCAAGCACAAAGCCACGTATGCTAGCGACAAAAAGACGGGCGGGTATCTCGTTCGCGTCCAAGGTCCTAGCGCAGCGGCGTTTGCTGGTCGCGAGGTTCCCGTTATCCGCCGTGATGATAGCGAGACTGTTGAGAAGCTGGTCAAGCTCGTGTGGGCTGGCAAAGACCAGGAGAGTGGCGAGAACGTCGCGCTCTATCAATTCGAGGCTCGCCCACGCGAGGTTGTCGAAATCGAGTTCTAAGAGCCCCATTGGCACTTATTAAAAAGGCCCCCGTGATATTCTTCACGGGGGCCTAACTATGTCTAATATACTCTTACGGCAGGCCCACTACAGCCTTCAATACATGCATAGCCTTGCCGTCTACAATACCGCTAGCCATCATAGCACCAATAGCTAGCCCACACATAAGCGTTACTTTATTCCCAAGCTTACTAAACTCGGAACGCAAGGTTGAGATTTCTCCCTTAATACCTCCCGTCCCATCTTCCCCTTCTACCACTCTGCGAAGTCTATCATACTCTTGCACTTCGTCACTCTCACCCAGGGAAGATACTATAGCCCCCACAACCCGCCCCTTAGGAAGCGGGCTTAGGGGCAAGAGCCGACGCGATAATCTGTGCGAGGGTAGGGACCACGGCTTGCAGACCAGCGCCCACAGCCGCCGCAACCTCGTCCGCGCTAGGACCCACGGGGGCACTAGTCGCTTGAGCCACAGCCTCCGCAACCGCAGTAGTAGCGGTCATAGCGTCCTGCGCGGCCGTCACAGCCCCTTGCACATGATCCGCTTGCGTCACGCCCGGCACGCTAGCGGCGATAGCCTCGCCCGCCTTTTCCAGGGTATCAGCCGCGCCCGCCACATGCCCCAGAAGCGTCTCCTTAGTAAGAGGGTCAACCGCCACAGCGTGAATAAGCCCCGTAAGCACAGTCAGAATAGAGCTAAAGAAAGTCTTGTTCATAACAACCTCTTATACAGCCGCCGCAGCGGCAACCTTGCTAGCAGTATCCGCCAAGGGCTTAACAGTCTCCGTCACGGACTGTACAGCCTTACTGCTATTGATAAAGTAAAACACGGCAGCGGCTACCATGATAATCCCGATGATGACAAACACAACCCTAGTGGGATTGACTAGGAACTCTATCACTTGCGCCAACTCAGCCCAAAAGCTCGTTTGCGCGCTGGCATTACTATTAGCACCAGGACCACTAGGATTGTCCCCACCAATACCAAACGCACTCCCAATACTCTTGAACGCCGTAACACCAGCGTCTATCCAATTACCACTAGCAATATCCGCTGCAAACTTAGTGCCTTGTGTCGCAGCATACGTTGCTTGGTTCATGGTGGTATTAATATCGTTACTATTGTTATTCAGCCAACTTCTAACTGTATCTTGGCCGCCTGTGAAAGGTATTGGAGTTACTAAAAACTCCGCCCCCTTTCTGGCTAACCCAATTGGTAAAACCTTGCACGGTCATTCCATTCAGTTGAGGGTTAGCCTGTAAGACGTTCGAAGGCAGGATACTAGATAGCGAAGTATTCGGATCGCTACCCAATACGTTGATAGCAGCACCAGCCCCAAGGAAATGAGCAGCGTACAAAGTATTCCCGTTAACAGGGATACCTGCATTAGAAAGAGCATTTGCATTTCCTTGCGTAAACACATCCGCCGCTGACAGTTGCGAGCCAATACTATTGTACGCGCCTCCAAACGGCTGACTGGAGTTACTACCCCAATTCAACCCCAGGCTTTGTCCAGTCCCCTTAAGGAACTGAAACAACCCGCTAGCACTAGATGTGCTAGCGAGCGCGTCAGGGTTTCCACTACTCTCAATCTTTGACAATTGAGCGTAGTAGTCTAGCGGAATATTAAACTCCGTCATGACTACCCCTTACCATGGTCAAGCGCCAACCAATACTGTTGTGTTTGCGCCTGGATAACCTGATCCTGCAAATTGGCGTTGATATTCGCCAACTGTATCTGCGCACTCTCAGCATTATTCTGTTGCGTAATAGCAGCATTGGCGTTGATATTGGCCAACCCAATTTGCGCGTCAGCAAACTTCGCAGCCATATCTACATTCGCTTGCGTTTGCGCTTGCGTAGTTTGATAGGCATACAGCGCTTGTTGACTAGCCAAGTTGGCTTGTACATCAGCCAAATGATTAGCGCTATCAGCGTTGATCTGAGCAATACTTGTCTGTGCAGTTAACCCGGCTTTAGCAACGTCCTGTTGTGCAGCAATGTTGGCAAGTGACGCCTGCAAATCATTATTGGATTGGGTAGTCTGTCCAGTAATCTGAGCAAGCGCCGCTTGAAGGGCGTCGTTATATTGCGTGTTTTGAACACCGGCCGTAATTTGCGCTTGCGAAATCTGAGTATTGCTAGCCAGTTGCGCCATTTGCAAATTAGTACTCGCAGCAAGCGCAGCATCGGGACTAGGCCCCGCTACCGTGCTAACCGCGCCACCGGAAGAACCACCACCGCCACCACTAATAATGACGAAGGCAATAATCCCGCCGACCACCACAACAGCACCCGCGACATACGGATGCTTTTTAACATAACCCATAATATCCATTATGCACCCCCAGACTTTTGACTAAGGGCACTGATCGCAGTGCTAGGCGTATAGATACCCACCGCTTGCGATTGTTGGCTAAGACCTTGGATTTCGCCAAAGTCAATAGCTCCAACACCAGCGCCATAACCGTCCAAGGTCTTTCTGGTCTGCCCTGGCACATACTGCGCGGGGTTTTGCGTGGCCATACTCTTAGCCGCACTATACCCCGCACCAGCAAGCATTCTAACAGGCGCATATGGCGAGTAGAACGCATTCCGCTGGATAGTATCTGCCAGGGGCAGAGGACGCTCAATAAAGCCGAACAAGTCGCTAGCAGGACCGACGGTTAAACCGCAAGTCTTATCTTTCAGCCCGAGCTTGCGCTTGAGCCAACTGTTATAGCTACGTCCAGCCATATTACACCTTAAATAAACTGAGTACCCATCTGACCAAACGCAGTACCGAATTGCGTAGAGCCGTAGGAACCACTACCACTAACCGGGCCGGTAGCAGCGCCCAGGGCATTACCAAAGCCCGAGAAGAAGCTACTAACCACGGCGGGGGTTTGCGCATTCTTGCTGACAATCACGGCCACCAGGGCAACCGTAATAATGCCAACAAGAATAGTCACCATCGCGTGCGTAAAATCGTTCATTTCATAACCTAACTAACAGGTTGAGTTGCAGCCTTGATAATATTAGAGAAGCCCTTGAAAAAGCTATCCAGGACGCCGGACGTTTGCGCATTCTTGCTAACAATAGTAGCAACAATAGCGACAGTGATAACGCCTGCGAGAATGGTAACTAGGGCCTTAACCAAGTCATTCATGTAGCACCATTGTTCACATTCAACGCTTGGGTAAACTTGTCAAAGAACGCGCCATTACTAAGGATCATGACTAGCAGTACCAGCACAATGAAGCCATTAGAGATAGGTTTCAGTTCTTTAACGTATCCAAGCATACCTAGAATAACCAACGCCAACACCCAAACGATAAAACTCTCTTTACCATTAGAGCTTGTGAAGTCTCCCTTTATGAGCCCAACAAGCTGGTCAGTCTTATCGTTGATTGCTGACGCAATAAGCATAACCCCAATAAAGATGAATAGTAGCGGCATAGGCTAAGCCTGACTTAAACTAGACAGAATGTCCGACGCGTTCACAGAGCTTGCATCGCTAGAGCCGCCACCGCTCAACTGATTGATAAAGGCGCTAAGGTCAATAGAACCCGACCCGCCCTTAGCAGTTGAACCCTTTGTAAAGATCGACAGATAGCTAGGCAATTCGCCCCGCATAGTCACGAACATGACAAAGGCAAAGATAAGCGCCCCAGCAATAATGTTATTCTGAGACATGCCGCCACCTATTCTTACAGTTGGTTAAGCAGCGGAATAGAACTGCCGAATTTCTTAACCACAATGGCCACCACCACAACAAGCAGGATGGTCATAACAGAGACACCAAAAATTTTCATAGTATATCCTCACGCCGCCTCAGCGGCCCTTTTACTAAACTCTGTGGCAATACACAGAACGTCCCAAACGATATAAGCCAACACAAGCCACACGGCTAGGATGGCGAGCAGGCTCCAAATAGGAACCTGCCCACGCAAGGGACTAGTAAGCCAATCAGAAAAATCCTGTAGCATAGTCCCCAACTCTATTAGCTACCGGCCGGGAGGCTAGACGCGTAAGCGACGTTAGACAGGTCGGCAAAGAACTCCCAACCGACCAACAGCGCGGCGTTGGCATTCACCAGCGACGGGTTAACCGAAAGCTGCATATTACCAAAGTTGAGCGTCTGGATAGGGCGGTCGCGATGGTCGAAGTAGTACACACCGGCCGGCGGGTCGGCATGGAACACAGTACGCGCCATCAGCGCGGCCTCATTCGGACCCTCGTTGATAAGCGCGGTAGTGTTGGCCGCCTGGAGTTGCCAGCTAGTAATATCCGAACCAACGTTGAGCGTACCGCCGTTGTCATAGATAACAGTCGTGCTCAGGTAGGTACGGAAGTTGGCATAGGGCAGCGGGTTTTGCTGACCGACAACCGGGGCCGGGAATGCGGTATTGATAAGCTGATACATAGTGCGCACATCAATTTGCGGGAGCAGCGGCTGCGGACCCGATTGCGTGTTCTGCATCGGGACCTGATCCAAGTAATCTTGGAACACAGTCACAGTCACAACGCTAGCGGCAGTCCACTTAAGAGTGGCGCTAGGGACGCCGCTGTAAATAGAAAGCGTCGCATCTTGACCAACCGGAATGCTGACCGTGCTGTTGATGGTGATTTGCAGGCTGGCAGTAGCGTTAAGGACGTTGGCATACATAGCGCCAGTCAAATCCATCTTGCTATAAGCAACCGGAACCCACCAGTAATACTGGAAATTCTTAGCACCAGAGCCGTGAACGTTCGGGCTAGTGGCGGTCATCACAGTCCAGTTATTGCCGTAACCCATGGGCACGTTGGGGGCATACGCACCACCAAAGACCATCGGTTGCTTAGCCGAGTTCACAATAGACAAGTGCCAGCCGGACGTATTGATCCGCTGTTGGTTATTCATATCAGTGAACACGATTTGCTTGATAGCGTTAGACGCGCCAAGCGGGGTAAGCGTACCGTCAAGAGCACCGTCGGTGTTGGTGATGGTTCCTTGCACCTTGACCAGGAAACCACGCACAAGGCCAACGTTCAGAACGGGGATGTTCAGAACCGGGTTGGCAATGGCGTTAGGATCGACAGTACCCGTAAAGATGGGTTGGAACATAGGGACGCAGTTAGCGAGCAGAAAGGCGCGAGTATTGCCATTCGCTTGACGCGCTTGAGCTTGCTGTTGAGCAGGCGTCATTTGTTGAGCGGCTTTAGCCATACAAATATAATCCTATACAGTAGTATCGGGTTGAACAAAGAAAAGAATAGCCCCTAGGAGAAGCATAGAGAATAGCACTAGGAACCAATTAGAAGGGTTCTTAACAATAGCCCAATTGACAATATCCATACTAGCCGCCCTTATCGGCGGTCCCGGTTAGCCTATGAAATAGCTGGCCACCGAGGGCAAGGACAAGTCCAAGGGCAATGACAATAACCCAAATGGCGAGAACGTTTTGAACGCGCCACGAGAGCAGAATAGTATTGTCCATTACACAATAAACCTTTCGCCGGGTATGTAATAACTCGGCTTTTCGTTACGCCCTAGTCTCCGACGAAATATCTTCATAATATCATCTTTACTAGGAACTGGTTTCAGGATCATCGCCCTATCCTCGACATCATCATACCAAAAGCAATGATACTTAGGTAATCGGGTTGACGCGGTAATAACGCGCCCATCCGGGGTTGGAATTTCACCTGTGAAGTCGAGAACAGATAACCTGTCCTGTCCTGTTTTTAGGTGAAATACAGCCACATAATCAGCCTGAGACTTGCCAAACTTAGTAAGCCAAACCGGCCGCTGGTATAGAATGATGATAGGAATTTTAAGGCTTCTACCCTGAGTAAGTAAGGCGTCAAGAGCCGTACCTTGTGGGACCGCATAGCCTTCGTCAAAGTATAGACCTGTGTTACCTCGCTTATATACCTCCATTAGAAAGGCTTCTACCTCGGCGTCATCAGCCTTTAGAATGGGCCGATAAATGTAAATGCCGGGAGCCTTAGGTGGGCTTTCACCCACCCTCAGCACCTTGGCAAGTTTCGCCTTTAGTAGCAGCGTAAAGAGTTTGTCCTTTTTGTAGTCGATGACCACCCAAGGTATCTTGTCGAAGTTTTGCCACGCTAGCAGGTAGAACGAGAACTGAGTTTTACCAGTGCCAGTTTTCCCCAGGACTAGCGTTCTACTTTCGTCGTTAGGCATTACTCAATCCTAATGCACAGGCTCCGTGGCCATCATCCCCATAAACCCCTCAGGCGGGTTAGGATCGTGGCCATTGGCGCTAGGCTGCGGCGTCACGTTCTTCATAGGCTTTTCCTGTTTAGAACGCGACATCATATAGATGCGGGGGCCATAGACCATACTGGCCGCCGTAATAAGCCCCACGATTGCTTCATACTTAGGATCAGGCTTAAGGCCGAATTGATCCATTACATCAACCATGGGCGCGGCAAGCATAGAGCTTTCTTCCGGATCGATTTCCATAACCGGGTGGACGGCTTTGGCTAGACCAGCGTGTACAAACAACAGCACACGCGAAAGCATCTCTACACTATCATTACGGTTCGCACGCGACCGCTTGTGGGTTGCGCCTCCGGCACTTGCTCCACTACCACGGCGTCCACGCTTTCGGGTAAATGTTCCGTTGGCGTTTCGCTTTCCGGGGTCAACGTGGATACTAGGGTCGAACTCGTTTCCGGCAGCGTCTCTAGAACCTCCGCCACTTGCTCCGTCGTCTCCGCCAATAACTGCGGAGGGTTCTGCAATGTATTGATCTGATCCTGGAGTGTCGTCAACTGACCCTCCAAAAACGAAATGCGCTCTCTCGCTAATTGTAGTTCTCCGTTACTATCGGACTGTTGCTCTATCCGTTCTAGAGTTACAGCCGCGTCAATGTTAGCTAGTTCAATCTGTGTTTCGGCCTGGATTTGGGCGATTTGTACAGCGGTATCCCCCACCGGGTCGTTAGAGATTTCAGAGGGAGAGGGATTGGTTTCCTCTGTAGTCACTACCGTTGTCGTCATCTTGTTTTCCAATATGCCGCAGAATTTCTTGCTGGTTAGCTTCAATACGGTTTAGTTGTGCTTTGTGTAGGGCGTATTCCCTTTGCACTTGCGCCATCATACCTTGCAGGTCCAGTCCAGAAAGAGCTTCCTGCACCATACCCGCAAGCATTTGTTGCATGCCTTTAGTAAGCATATCCCGTTATTCCTCTTGCCATTCAATATTGATAGTCACGGTCGAAGTAGCAACTAGTGGTGTAATCGCCAACAGGGTCAAGAACTCACTCGTGCCGTGCAGTACGATTTCTTTAGAGCGGCTATTAACCCCGCCGTATTGCGCTTTGTCGGCAAAGGATTGTGTCGCAGTTCCTAGTGATGGAAAGAACGGAACAAGGCTTTGAACAATGCCAATTTGCGTTCCCTCAGTGGCGGTGGTCGTGCAACTCTTGGCAACGGCCGTTGCGGCAGCATCGCCACTGTCATTAGCCACAGCCGGATTAGTAGCACAAACCCCACCAGAAAGGGCAGCGCTATCCTTTCTAATACTCACGTAAGAGTTGATGGCAGTAGTTGCTAGACCTTGGACGGAAATGCTTGTAATACGGATGGTTTTAGTAGCGGACCCTTGAATTTGGTATAGAACACCAGTGCCCGTCGAATTAAAGATATTGGTGACGCTATAAGTCGCGGCCTTAGACGGTCTAGTAAAGGAATTGCCGGAAGTATCGCCCAGGGACTTTTGCCAGTTAGAGCCGTCAAAAGTCATTTGACCAGCGCCAGCTAGACCAAGCCCGCTAGTGGCGGCGACGGCATTTGCCGCGCGCTGTTGGTCCCAAGTAGCGCCGTTGTACACGGCGTTCTGTGCCCAACCCGCAAGCCCAACAATACCAGCTTGTGCATCAGCCGGGTTTACAGCGCCAATGCTAGTGGTAGCGTTGGCGACGTTAAGTCCGGCAATGGCGAGACCGCCCCGCGCGCTAGATTGAAGCGCCCCGTATTGACCCGTTGTGAGAGTGGGTGCAGTAGTGTTAAAGACGCCAACTAGACCAGCGGCTTGGACGCCAATGCCGGTTGTGGTTACGGCAGGCAGGTTCCTGATACGGTCGAACGTCGTTCCGTTAAAGCCATAGTTGAACGCACTAGCGCCCACATTGGTGGCGCTGGTGGCCACAGCATCAGCGGCGTTGCTAGTACTACCGAGCGTGACAGTCCTGCCGCTGGCGTCAGTAAGAATATCGCGCGCAGTCGTACCATCAGAGCCCATCACGCGAACGCCAGTGCCGACCACGGCAGAGCCCGCCGTCTCAGCACCGACAACGGTTAGACGGCCGCTCGTATCCGTGAGGATCGTGCGAACGTTCGTACCGTCCTTACCAGCGGTAAGAACAGGCGGCTGAGTAGGGGGAACGCCGCTAGCGTCAGGACCGAAAACCTGACCGCCCGCGCCAGAGCCGACAATAAGAAGACGGCCAGTGTTATCGGTGGCGAGCGTGTGCGCGGTGCTGGTGTTGTCCTTACCCGCGACGACTTGGCCAACAGTTTGAGCGAAAGCGGGAGAGGCGATGAGTGCCAGAGCACTAAGAGCAATTACAAAACGCTTCATTATATTACTTCCATTCATACGCAAGAATTTGACCGCCAACGAGGCTAAAGAACGAGATAGCAGCGGCCCATGTGAAGGGCGTAGTAATCTTTTCGCCGGGGGCTAGGTATTGATCGCCATTGGCGGGGTTGCCTGTAGCAACGGCGTTGAAGTTATACCACACGTCGTTACCTGTGGCGTTTTCGAACGTCTTTTGAGAGGCAACTGCAACGGCCGGGAATACGTTGTTGGCAGCACCAGCGCCCAACACAGTATTGCGCGAGGTGATGGCCACAGCGCCAGGGGGAAATGCTTGGACGCTATCGCCCGGTTGAAACGGAGCAAAGCCGCTATAGGCGAAGGGAGCTTGTTGCCAGTTACAAAGAATGACTGGCGTAATAGCAGTAGCACCACCCGCGCAGGTGAGGGTGAATTTACTACCGGCCGTAGCGAATAGTGGAAACCACCCGGCCGTAAAGGCGGGGATAGGAAACGACATTTGCGTGTCGTCTACAGAGACAACAATCTCATTGGCCCCGTTAGAATTGTCAACGAACATGCCGAAGACTTGGGGGCCGAATTTGCTTTGTTGAATGTAAGACGTAGGATCAAGAATGTAGGTAGCGCTAGCGCCAGCCGTGAAATCGAGATTGATACTAAGGGTAACTTGGCCAAGGCTGCTAGCGGGTTGGTTTGTACGCCCGGAATAGCCGAACTGATTGACGCTCTTAGCGACCATAGAAAAATCCTATGCACTCGGGAAATCGAATAGAAAAATTACTTATGTAAAAAATCTATCGAAACGCAAAATTCGATAGAAGAATATCATAGTCCAAAACGGGAACAAGTGGCTTGAATAAGGCAACGGCTAAGCTTAAACTTAGCCTAGTTTAAGTCTGCTTTTGTAGCGCGTGCCTGTGGGAGTGGGGGCGCTGTACAGAACGGGCAATGTACAGCGCCCCCGGCGGTCCTATCCGATCTAATCGCGGAGCTAGCTCAACGCGCTTAGAAAGGACCGCGACCAGCTAGGGGTCCAACTAGGGGGACCGCACTTGGCTGACAAAAAGCAGTCTAAGGGAAGACGACCGTCGCTTCAAGAGCGTCGGGAATTTCAGAAAAACCTGTCTATACTAAAGAAGAAACACCTTATATCCCCTAAGAAGGATATTAGGCGTCAACCTATGACCAAATATTATAAGCACAAAATTAAGGTGCTTAGGGACGTGATTGAGGGAACTAGTACCCCGGTGAAAGTGTCTAAGCCTATCCTCAAGGAGTATAAGGCTAGGGGCGGGTATCGCGTTGTGCAGGGGCGGGTGATCGTGCCCACGGAAATGGGGGCGATGGCTGAGGCGCGTGAGGGTAGATATATTGAACGGACCACGCGCGTGGGTAATGCCATGATCGAAGAGGTTCTGTTGCCCGTAGACGCGCGTAATATACATGACTGGATTGATGCGGTTAAAGCGGACCCGGATAGGTTCGATAGGCTGCTAGGTCCGGGATGGGAGACAGAGACCAGCGGCTTTAGATGGGGGTTCAAATTCTATGGACAGAACAGCTTTAGAACCTACCGCCGTATTGACCTGCTAGCGGACGATCTAGAGAAGTATCAGACGATTGCGGGGAGTAGGAATGACGAAGTCTCGCAACAAGTTTGGCAAAACTTTGTGCTATATAAGATTAGTAGCCACGCCAAATGGGAGAACACAACTAGAAGCGTGCGCAAGAGAAAGAGATTTAGACAAGCCCCCGAAGGAGGGAATTACAGAGTTGTTCGTCTTACGCCTGAGCAGAAACGGGAACGCTCCGCAGCTAGAAAGAAAAAACAGCGCGAAGGAATGAGCGAGGAAAAGAAGGCTAAGGCGAGGGATAAAGACCGCGATAGGAAAAGGACGGAGAGGGGGACTAAGGGTGGCTTCAAATTCAATGGAAACTAAGCCCTATGAGAAGAGGGTAACGGAGAAGAGGATTTGTGTAGTTGACACTGAGACTGATCCTTTCAGCATCGGCCGGGTTGTTAAGCCCTTTAGTGTTGGGTTTTATGATGGAGTTACATACAAAGACTTTTGGGGAGAGGATTGCATACACCAATATTTCGCGTGGGTCAGGGAGACTTACGAGGAACCATTGCTCATCTATGCACACAACGGAGGCGGGTTTGATTTTTACTTTATGCTCGATTACTTGGACCACGGGGACACGCCAATAATCATCAACGGCAGGCTTACGAAGGTGAGCCTACAGGGGCAAGAGTATAGGGATAGCTTTAAGATTATCCCCGCGCCACTGAGTGCGTATCAGAAGGATGAGATAGATTACAGTTGGTTCGAAGAGGGGGAGAGGGAAAAGCATAAGGACGCTATTCTACATTACCAGCGTAAGGACTGTGAGTATCTGCACCAGTTGGTTACGCGGTATCATGAGGAATTCGGAGACGAGCTAACGATTGGTAGCACGGCTATTAAGTACCTTAAGCACTTCTACGGGTTCGAGACGTTTAGGGAATGGCAGGATGATATCATTAGGCCTTATTACTTTGGCGGGCGTAATCAGTGCTTTGATAGTGGACTGTTGCATAGTTCTAAGGGTTGGAAAGTATACGATGTTAATAGCATGTATCCCCATGCTATGCGCTCTTATAATCATCCTATAACATCGCAGTGGGAGCGAGGGAGAACTATTAATAAGGACACGTTCTTTATTACTTACGAGGGCACGCAATACGGGGCGTTCCCTTGTAGACATGAGAACGGGTCATTAGATTTTACTAGAGAGAACGGGACCTTTCTAGTTACGATACATGAGTTCAACGCCGCTCTAGAGACGGGAACCTTAGGGAGCGGTCGGATTGTGGACACGTATAACTTTCCTCAGTACACGACTTTCGCCACGTTCATAGACTTCTTCTATGAGTTGCGGTTACAGGCGAAGAAAGACGGGGATAAGATACTTGACCTTTTCTACAAGCTGTTGATGAATAATAGTTACGGGAAATTTGCGCAGGACCCTAGGAAGTATAGTGACTACCTTTTCACTATAGGAGACGTGCCCGATGACGGGGAAGATTGGGAACATGAAAGTAGCTATGGCCAAGGCTTCATGTGGAAGCGCGCAGCCAAGAACCGTTGGCGGGGGTTTCGCAATGTTGGAGCGGCTGCTTCCATTACCGGGGCGTCGCGTTCTGAATTGCTTCGCGGTATATCAAAAGCGGAACGGCCCATTTATTGTGATACAGATAGTATCATCTGCGAGCGTCTTAACGCGGACCTTGATGATAAGCGGCTCGGTGCGTGGAAGCTTGAAGCAGAGGCGCACACGGCAGCTATTGCCGGGAAGAAACTATATGCGCTATTCGATGGGCAAGCATCAAACGAGGTATGCGTTAAATCAGCGAGTAAGGGAGCGAAACTTTCCCCGCAAGAGATACGTGAAGTCGCGTCTGGTGGTGAGGTAGTTTATAGTAACCCGGTGCCCAACTTTCAGTTGGACGGGAGCGCTGAGTTTATCGCGAGGCGCATTAGGCGCACGACTTGGGAAGACGGGAAGAGTATCCCTAGGGCCGGGGAGTGTGTTATTAGGGAAAGCACTATGGAAGATGATTTCTATAGGGCGGGTGACGTTGAACATGAGATTGAGTTCTAACAGGAGAATGGGAAATGGCTAATACGGTGTTTACGTTTGTTGCGTGTGAGACTTGTAGGGAGCGGGCGGGGTATTGCTCGGGATGCCTCGCTAACAGAGAGACTATTAGACAGTTGAGCGTTGGGTATCATAGGCTATGGAGCCAACTGTCGCATAACGCGCCTGAGTATACGGCAATGCGTGTCATTGTTGAGGCATTGAAGCTGGTGCGTGGTAATCCTGCGAACAACATTCTGAGTGAACCGGGGCGTGCTACAACTGTGGTTGTTATTGATGGTGCGGAGTATGATTTGGTGTTGACGCCGTGTCATGTAGCCGAAGACGCTCTAGGGGATGACTATTAACATGGAGCAACTTTGGTATGTAGTTATTGAAAAGCGTACTACGGCTATTAAGGCTATCTTCAATAACATGATAGAGGCCGAAAGCTATTACGAGGATTGCAACGGGGCAGCTGAGAACCTGCTATTTACCGCAAGTGCTCAAATTGGTGGTGAAGCTGTACATATTCAATTGAGGGATTGTGTCTATGCGTGAGCCTAACTATATGCGTTTGTTTGTCGTTGCCTCTGGTAATGAGATTATCGAGATTGAGGCGCGTAGTAGTTTGGAAGCGGGGCATTTGGCCATAGGTAAGGGGTATAAGCTCAGCGACGTTACCGATACAGGGAAGCGGGTGCATAGCCGCCGTTTACGTTTTAGTAAGCCGAAGCCTGTTATAGAGATTTGCGAGCGAAGACCTACCTTCGTTAAATTCGCATTTACCTAGAGGGTGGCATGACAAGGGAAGAAATCGAACAGGTGAAGGCCGCTGCGAAAGCGGCCTTCCATCCCACCACTAAGAAGGGGTGGCATGATGTGGAAACGTGTGATGGTTTGCTAACTGTTGAGTATGATGCGGTGCATGCTTACTTTCCGCATTTTAAGTATAGGCTAGAAGCAACGGGACTTATTGAAAGGGAGAGGCTGCAAAGCCTGGAACTGGTATGAAGTGGGAATATACACAGGGCAATTGCACTGGAGCGGCGCTAATTTCTACACTAAACGAAATGGGAAGGTATGGTTGGGAAGTAATGACCCTTTCCCAAACGGTAGTACCTAATGGCACTCCCGTTCCCGATTTGTGGTGGACTATCATTTACAAGCGTAGGATGATGGGCGATGTATCCCAGCTACGCGATCAAATGGGTTGAGGTGGTATGCATTTTATGGGACGGTCCGCTTGTAGTGTTTAGGGCTAGCCTGTATAAGAGGAAGTGTCGGCGATGGTCGCCGCTGTTGTATGCACTGGAGAGGGATGGTTATGTTAGGTATCGCGGTTATCCCGGCTATCGGGAAGCAGGGTCAGGAGATTGGGTTGTATCTAGCGGCACAGACGCGTATCGAACGGGGTACGTTAAAGATTGTGCATGTAGAGGGGAAGCCCCAGGGGTACGGGGAAGCTTGGGTAACGGCGCATGAGAAATGGGGAAAGGATAGGCATTATGACGCGCGTTGAGAAGCTAGAGGCTCAACTTAGATTGGACAGGGCACAGTTCCTATTCTACGAAGGACAACACCTAGCTAAGAAAACGGCTGAGAGTGATATTAAAGCGAGGGTAAACCGGGAGGCCGCAGAGGCTATCACGCGCGCCATAGATAGCGTAGATGACTAAATAATTTCAGCCCCGCTGTTGACATGCAGCGGGGCTTTGTTATTATTGGGTATCGGAACGGGAGAGTACGGATATGGACAAGGTTTGGCTTGTAGATCACGAATGGCCTAGCGACGATGAGCCAACAGTAATGCCGTGTGTATTCAAGACTAAAGAGTTGGCTCTTAAAGCGTGCGAAGTGTATGCAGAAACGTTCGTGCGTGAGGGTCACACATTCACGCCAAGACAAGTCGATTTTGTCACTTGACCTCCCCATCGGGTACGTGTACCATCTACACATACCCGATGGGCTCCAGGCCACATCTACCAGGACACGGGAAATTCTGTCCGTCCCG